AACCCATCTGAAGGTAGTTATGATATAACAAAACATATAGACACAAAAGAATTAACTATAGACAGGGCTTTTGAATTTAATCAAATTAATTTTGAGTATGAAAAACCATCTACTTTATTATCTATAAATCATTTAGAACAATTTAATGAGACCTTTGGTAATGAAGAAGTCAGACCTACATTTGTTGATAGAGGTACTAAATACGAAGTTAAAGTACCTTTTGAACACATGAAGTTTGAAAGAATAATTGATACTAATCAAACAGGAACAAGCCCTTATTCATCGGTAACATCTCCTTCACCATACATAACAGATATTCTTTGTGGTTATTCAGCAGATGGAGACTTTGAATCTAAAACAGACGTAACTCCAAACACTGGTAATTATTCTCCAGTATTAACTAAGCCTTTAGTTTTTTATGCTATACAAAAAACTGGACTATCTTCTGGAACAGGAATTAAATGGATTTCAGATGGCACTCCTGTAGAAATAACACAATATTATAGACCTTCTAACACTAATGAAGATGGCACAACATCAACTGCGGCTTCTTTCACAATTAATTTTGATGATGAAATAGATGAATGGAATTTAACTAATTATGATGGAGGCACTAACTCTTTGTTTAAAAAGTTTTACGCTAATTATATAAACGGAATCTTTGAGGAAAAGAAAAGAATATATAAGTTAAAAGGATACTTGCCAACAGATATATTAGTTAATTATAGATTAAATGATGAGCTTGTGATACAAGATAGAACATTTACGATTAATTCTATAAGCACAAACTTTAAAACTGAAGTAAGTCAATTAGAATTACTAAACAAATTATAACTATGATAAAAGATATACTTGATTTATTAAATGCTTCTGATTGGTACGGAGCTGGTGAAAATGTAGAAATAGCAAAAGGTAAATATGCAGGAGTAAAAGATTTTGTACAAATGAACGAACAACTTAAAAGATTAAGATATGGCAAGTAAAAAGATACTAGTAACGGTACAGGTATCAGCAGGAGCAGCTCCAGCAGAAGTTAAAAAGGTAGAAGATGCTTTAGGCAAATTAAGTACTGCTCAAGTAAAGGTAAATAAAGCTACAGAAAAAGGTAGAGCTCAATCAGGTTTAAATAACGCTATACTCTTAGAAACTGGTCGTTTAGCATCAGATGCATCTTTTGGATTTACGGCAATCGCAAACAACTTGTCGCAAGTAATTTCATTATTTCAATCTTTTGCTAGAACCAATGGAGGATTTGTAAAGTCAATGGGTATGCTCTTAAAAAGTTTATGGGGAGCAGGAGGTTTTTTAATAGCAGTACAATTATTAATATCTTATGGAGCAGATATTATTGCTTTCTTTAAAGGTTCTGCAACTGCTGCTGAAGAAGAAGCAGAAGCAATAAAAAAATTAAATGAAGAAATAGCAGAAAACATTAAATTAAGAAATAGACAACTTAGACAACTTAGACAATCATTAGGTTTAGTAACTAAAGTAGGTATGGATGCTTTAGGTAATTTAACTAAAGAAATAAGTGCTACTCAAGAAGACTTAATGGAAATTGCTGATAGATTTGATGAGGTAGGTATATCTAACACTAAACTTTTAAGAGACGAAGAAATATCTTTAGAAAATAGAGTTAAAATAGCTCAAGAAATGTTTGATATATTTGAGGCAGAAACAAGATTAATTCAATTAAGAAAAGATGAAACAGAAGCTTTACAAAGGGGTGACTTAGACAGGGTAAAAACGCTAAGAGCTCAAATAAGAGAAAGCCAAAGAGAAATACTAGAATCTAACAAACAAATAGAAAAACTATCAGAAGCTCCTATTGGATTTAGAGATAAGGTAAAAAGTGCATCAGATGAATTAAAAATTGAATTTGAAGAACTTTTTGAATATCTACAAGGCAGAGCTAAAGATTCTGATTTTATATTAGAAAAAATGTTAGAAGGTTGGAGTATAAGGCAAATAAATGCATCATTAGAAGCATCTAAAGCATTGAAGGGTGCTGGAGATGTCGGGATAAAAGCCTTAGCAGACTTAGTGAAAGCAGACGATAAGTATGCTAAAAATAAAGAAGATAATTCTAAAGCAATCAAAAAGCTTAATGAAATAGAAAGAACCAATAGAAACAAACAACTAAAAGAAATAGCAACTAACTTAAATCAAGCAGCAAGTTTATTTGGTGAAAACACATCAGGAAATAAAACAATGAAAATAGCGTCAGCAATTATAAATACTTATGCAGGTGCTAATGAAGCTTTAGCTGGTCCAGTTCCGTTAAACTTTATTAATGCTGCAGCAGTTATTGCAGCAGGACTTGCTAATGTACAAAAAATAAAATCAGTAAAAGTTCCTAATGAAAGAGGTTCTGCAAGTACTCCAACCCCTACGCAAATAGAAGCTCCTGACTTTAATGTAGTAGGTGCTGGAGGAGTAAGTCAATTAGCAACTACATTAGCAGGCGTAACAGGACAACCATTGAAAGCATTTGTTGTTAGTAAAGAAATAACATCAGCTCAAGAATTAGAAAGAAATATTACAAACACGGCATCAGTCGGTTAATTATTAAAATAAATTCAATATGAAAATAGTAGAATTACTTATAGACGAAGAACAATTATTATCAGGCATAGAGGCTATATCTATAGTTGATGAGCCTGCAATAGAAGAAAACTTTATTGCATTATCTAAACAACACGAAATAAAACTTGCTGAAGTTAACAAAGAAAAGAAAATATTAATGGGTGCGGCTTTAGTTCCCAACAAAAACATATATAGAAGAAATGGTGAAGATGAGTATTATATATTCTTTAGTGAAGATACAGTAAGACAAGCCTCACAATTATTCTTAATGAGAGGAAATCAAAACAAATCTACATTAGAACATCAAGCTGAATTACATGGTTTATCTGTAGTTGAATCTTGGATTATAGAAGATGACGTACATGATAAGTCAAGAAAGTACGGTATGGATTTGCCTATTGGTACTTGGATGGTATCTATGAAAGTTAATAATGATAAGGTTTGGAACGACTATATAAAGACAGGATTGGTTAAAGGTTTTTCTATAGAAGGTTATTTCACTGATAAAATTGCCATGAGTAGAATAGAAGAAATACACAATGAAGAAGAAGCTACAGAAATATTATTAGAGATTGCTAATTCAATACTAGATAATAAGTATGAATTTAAAACTTATAGTGATTATGGAAGTGGTGTTAGAAATAATGCTAAAAGAGGCATTGAACTAAATAAAAAAGTAAATAATAAATGTGCCACAAGCGTAGGAAAAATAAGAGCTCAGCAATTATCAAGAGGTGAGAAATTGAGTGTATCAACAATTAAGAGGATGTATTCTTATTTAAGTCGAGCAGAGACATATTATGATGCTGGAGACAGTAAAGCTTGTGGAACTATATCTTATTTACTATGGGGAGGCAAAGCAGGATTAAATTGGTCAAGAGGCAAACTAAGAGAACTTGGTGAATTAAAAATGGCATCTATGGTTGTAGATAAAGACCATGCAATTATAAATGATAGATTAGCATATTCAACTAGAGAAATGGCTGAAAAAATGGCTGAAGATTTAGATTGTAAAGGAATACACGAACACGAGCTTGAAGGTAAGACTTGGTATATGCCTTGTGAACAACATAAACTAGCAGAAGTCGGTAAAGATGGTGTTATAAGAAAAAGCCCTAAAGCACCTAAATCTGATACGCCTAACAAAAACCCTAAAGGTAAAGGAACGGCAAAAGGAGATGCTTCTGGCAAAAGAGGTGCTAAAGTATCTGCAAAAGACAGAGCTTCATTACAAAAGAAAGCAGATGATTTTAATAAAAGATATAAGGAAAAGTTAGGTTATGGTATAACTGTTGGTATGCTAGCCTCAGTATTTCAAAGAGGTCTTGGAGCATACAATACAAGTCATTCACCAAACGTAAAATCACCTTCACAGTGGGCACACGCCAGAGTTAACGCTTTTATGTACCTAGTAAGAAACGGAAGACCAGAAAATGCTAAGTACACAACTGATTACGATTTGCTACCAACTAAACATCCTAAAAGCAGTAAGAAATGAAAAAAACAAATGAAACTGTAGGAAACGCTGTTCCAAGTGGTAGTAGAAGAGGTTGTATGTGTAAAGATGGCACATATTCAAGAAAGTGTTGTGATGGTACTTTAAGAAGTCAAGGCGTTGGAAGAATAAGAGCTATAGCACCAAAATCTAATATGTATAGAGTTGAGTTTTGTTCGGATGGTCACAAACATAATGTTTGGTCGGATACAATATCTTTAGTTGTTGGAAATGTTTATCATTTAACATTAAAAAATAATCATCATACAGGATGTTATACTGTATTGAGAACAACAACAGAAGTTGGATTAGAAATTGAATCTATTACTCTATATGATGATTGTACGGCTTGTATTGCTGCAAACTAAAAATCTAACAACCTTTTTACATACAGTTATTTAAGTAAGATAAATTAATTTATAAATCGAAATTTATGGAAAACACTAAAGCTACATCAATTTTGAACGACATCATGGAAAAACTATCATTAGTTAAAAAGGATGAAGTAAAAGAAGTTGAGGTGAATCAAGAAGTAAATCTTTCGGAAGAAGTTAAAGAAGAAGAAAAACTATCTCAAGAACTTACTGAACTTGCTTGTCAAGAAGAAGAAGTAAAAGAGGAGTTGTCTTCTGAAGAAGTTGTTTCTGAAGAGTTACAAGAGGAAGTTCCTGTAATGGAGGAAGCCTCTGAAGAAATTGAGATGGATGAAACAAAATACGTTGGAAGAGACGAATTTGATTCTAAAATCTCTGAACTAAAGAAAATGATTGAAGAAATGAAATTGGGTTACAATGAAGAAAAACTATCTATGGAAAAAGAAATAGAAAAGTTATCTGCTGAACCAGCTTCAGAACCAATCGCACACAACCCTGAAGGGGAAGTAAAACAAAACTTTAAATCTTTTGGTCAAAACAGAGTTATGAACACTAGAGATAGGGTAATGAACAGAATTGCTAATTTAAAATAAACTAAAAACTAAAATTAATTAAAAAATGGCTACTACTACATCAATTACAAGTACTTATGCTGGCGAATTTGCAGGCAAGTACATTTCTGCTGCTTTATTATCAGGTGTTACACTTGATAGAGGTGGTATTGAAATCAAACCAAATGTAAAGTTCAAAGAGGTAATCAAAAAAATTGCTACTGATGCTAACGTAATCAAAGACGCAACTTGTGATTTCACTGATACTGCAACTATTACATTAACTGAAAGAATCCTTCAACCAGAAGAATTCCAAGTAAACCTAGAGCTTTGTAAGAAAGACTTTAGAAGCGACTGGGAAGCTGTACAAATGGGATACTCTGCTTTTGACAACCTACCTCCAAAATTCTCTGACTACTTAATTGGTCACGTTTCTGGATTAGTTGCTGAAAAAACAGAAAACAACATTTGGAAAGGTGTTAACGGAAACGCTGGTGAATTCGATGGATTTACAACTTTATTAGCTGCTGATGGTGACGTTATTGACGTTGCTGCTGCGACTGTAACATCTTCAAACGTTATTGCTCAACTAGGAGCTATCGTTGATGCTATTCCTTCTTCACTATATGGAAAAGAAGATTTATTTATCTATGTATCTCAAAACATCGCTAGAGCTTATGTAAGAGCACTAGGAGGATTTGGAATCTTAGAAAATGCTGCTGGTACTGAAAACGTATCTAGCATTGGAGCAAACGGTGTATCTAATCAAGGTACTATGTGGTGGCAAAATGGAGCATTATCTTTTGATGGTGTAAAATTATTTGTTGCTAACGGTCTTGCTGACAACAGAGCTGTTGCTGCTCAAAAATCTAACTTATTCTTCGGAACAGGTCTTTTATCTGACCACAACGAAGTTAAGTTAATCGATATGGCTGACCTAGATGGTTCTCAAAACGTAAGAGTTGTTATGAGATTTACTGCTGGAGTTCAGTACGGAATAGGGTCTGACATTGTACTATATTCTTAATAAATTAAATTAACCAAAAATTAGGGTAGGTGGGTTAATGCCTACTTACCCTTTTTTTATAAAAAATAATAAACTATGGCTTGTGGACTAAATATAGGTAGAAAAGAACCTTGTAAAGATGTAGTTGGTGGTATAAAAAATATATATTTTGTTGACTTTGGTGATTTGGGAACTGTTAGTGAAACAGAGGACGAAGTTACTAATATGACAGGAGACAGCAGTAACGATTTAACAGCATATAAGTATGAAGTTAAAGGAAACTCATCTTTTGAACAAAATATTACATCATCAAGAGAAAATGGAACTACATTCTTTGAACAAACATTAAATTTAACACTACATAAACTTTCTAAAGAAGACAATAAAGAATTAAAATTGTTAGCTTACGGAAGACCTCATGTTGCTGTTGAAGATTATAATGGAAATGTATTTTTAATGGGATTAGAGCATGGAGCTGATGTTTCTGGCGGAACAGTTGTTACTGGAGCTGCTATGGGAGATTTAAGCGGATATACTTTAACTTTAAGTGGCATGGAAAGAAAACCAGCTAACTTCATGAATGTTGATAGCACTTCTGCTACATTCCCATTCAGTGAATTTGCTGGATTATCTGGAACCGTAACTATTACAGAAGGTACTAATTCATAATAACTAAATTTAATTAGGTTAATTAAAGGGGTGCTTCGGTATCCCTTTTTTTATGAAAACAAATTAAACTTTTGTTGTTATTTATAATATGGTAATATTAACAACATCAACAAGTTCGCAAACTTTTAAGATAATTCCTAGAAGTGCACCGAGCTCTGTTACATTTAATCTTACTGACAAATCTAAACGTACTACAAGTGCTGTTTCAGTTTCAGTAAGCAATTCAAACGGGTATATGACTGTTACAGGTAGTTTTTCATTAGTAGAAGGTAGATTTTATTCATTTGCAATTAAAAATGGTGCTGTAATTATATATAGAGGCTCTATTTTTTGCACAGACCAAACTAATTTTAATACCTTTGATGTACATTCTGGAGAATACACTACAGAAAACACATACGATAACGATTTTGTAATAATATGAGAAAAGTAAATAAAATGGCAAAAAAAAGATATAATAGTAAACCGTTGCCAAAAGCAGAAAAAGGAAAGATACATATAGTTAATATGTCTTCCTACACAAGACCTGAAATAAAAGAACAATACAATAGAGATTGGGTAGAGTACGGAGATGATAATAATTATTTTAGTTATTTAATAGACAGATATAACGGAAGCCCTACTAACAATGCTGCTATCAATGGTATTGCCGAAATGATATATGGAAAAGGAATTGATGCAGTTGACAGTAAAGAAAAAGAAGCTGACTATATAGAAATGAAAGAGCTCTTTACTAAATCTTGTATGAAAAAAGTATGCTACGACTATAAGATGATGGGTCAAGCTGCAATCCAAATAATCTATTCTAAGGATAGAAAAAAGATTGTACAAGTAGAACATATACCTGTAGAGACGTTAAGGGCAGAGAAGGCAAATAACAAGGGTGAAATACAAGGTTATTACTATGCTAAAGATTGGTCAGATGTTACTTTTAAAACACAACCTAAAAGAATACCTGCATTTGGAACTAGCAAGTCAGGATTAGAAATACTATATATCAAACCTTATAGAGCTGGGTTTTATTATTATTCACCAGTAGATTATCAAGGAGGTTTACAGTATGCCGAATTAGAAGAAGAGATAGCGAACTATCATATAAATAATATACAAAATGGTCTTGCACCAAGTATGCTTATAAACTTTAATAATGGTGTTCCTACAGAAGAACAAAGAAGTTTGATTGAGCAAAACATACAAGAAAAGTTTAGTGGGTCTTCTAATGCTGGTAGATTTATATTAGCATTTAACGATAGTAAAGAACTGTCTGCAAGTATTGAGCCAGTTATACTAAGTGATGCTCATGAGCAATATAAATTCTTAAGTGATGAATCTATGAGAAAGGTAATGGTATCACACAGAATTGTATCGCCTATGCTTGTGGGTATAAAAGACAATACTGGTTTAGGTAATAACGCTGAAGAATTACAAACAGCATCTTTACTTATGGACAATACAGTTATTCGTCCAATGCAAGTTACTATACTAGATGAACTAGAAAAAGTATTAATGTATAACGGTATCGAATTAGACATATACTTTAAAACATTACAACCTTTAGAATTTACTGACTTAACAAATGCTATTACAGATGCAGAGATAGAAAAAGAAACAGGAATAAAAAAGGAAGATAGTGAAGAAATAGAAGAACAAATAAATATAGAAGAATAATGGCAACAGCACTATTTATAAAAAGGTCAGATTTAGTTAAAAACACTGCGTTAAATTCAAATGTGGATACAGATAAATTTATACAGTTTATTAGTTTGGCACAAGAAATTCATGTACAAAATTATTTAGGCACAGATTTATACGATAAAATAAGTGCTGATATTATAGCGGGAAGTTTAAGTGGAGATTACTTGGATTTAGTTAATGACTATATACAACCAATGCTTATACACTTTGCTATGGTAGAATACTTACCATTTGCAGCTTATTCTATATCAAATGGAGGAGTATATAAACATAATGCTGAAAATAGTCAAATAGCAAATAAAGAAGAGATAGATTTCTTAATTCAAAAGGAGAGAGATTTTGCTGAGTATTATGCTCAAAGATTTATAGATTACATGACTTATAATGCACCGTCTAAATTTGACGAGTATTATAGTAATTCTAATCAAGATATTTATCCAGATAAAGACACAGGATTTCACGGATGGGTATTATAAAAAAGAACTACAAACCTAAAGAGGTTAACGTAAAAAAATTATTAACTTATTTAAAAAAGAAAGATAATGGCAAACACAATAGACTGGGGAAAGATATATTGCAGTAGTAATTTTGGAGATACTGCAAACGAGAGCACTTTACATATTGATTCACAACCAACTTGTTTTGAATAATGGCTACACTTTCAGGAAATAAAATAAAAGATACTTATCAGTCGCTTGTAAAGTTCTCTGATAATGGAAATATAACAGTTGGTGCTAAACAATTAACTGATGGTTTTGGTAATAATTCACCTTTATTTGTTTCTACTACTCAAGTAGGAATAGGAGTAACACCAGAATCAGGATTAAACCTTCACGTTTACGGAGATGCTAAAATAGGTAGCAATCTAACAGTTATTGGAAACTTAGTAGTAGAAGGAAGCACTACAACAGTAGGAACAGATACATTAACAGTAAAAGACCCTTTAATTGTACTGGCAAACAATAACACTTCTACAGATGCAGTTGACATAGGATTTTATGGCAAATATACTCCTTCAGGTACTACATTATACTCAGGATTGTTTAGAGAAGCTCTAACAGGTAAATACAGATTATTCAAAGACTTACAAACTGAACCTACTACAACAGTAAATACAAGTGGAACAGGATATGCTCAAGCTACTCTAATTGCTGCCTTAGAAGGAAACGTAACTGGTAATCTTACTGGTAATGTTACTGGTAATTTGACTGGTAATGTAACAGGTGGAACTATATCAGGTACTACAGGTTTATTTACAGATAATGTAAATATAGCTGGAACATTAGTTATAGATGATGAATTAACTATTGAAGGTTCTGCTTTTGGTAGAATAGAAATAGGTGGAGCTTCAGGTGGTTATATAGATTTAAAAGCACCGCATACAGACGATTATGATTTAAGAATTATTACAAGTTCTGGTGGTAATGAAATAACTACAGCTACAGGAGACTTAATATTTAATACAGCAGAAACATTAGCGTTAACGATAGACACTTCACAAGATGCTACTTTTGAAGGAGGTGTTACTGCAAGTAGTTTTAGTGGTAACTTAACAGGAAATGTTACAGGAAATTTAACGGGTAATGTCACAGGAAATGTTACTGGTGACGTTACAGGTGACTTAACAGGTAATGTAACTGGAGATGTTACAGGTAATTTAACTGCAACTTCTGTTTTAGCAGATGGTGTGACAGCGACTACTCAATCAGATGGAGACAATAGTACTAAAGTGGCTACTACTGCTTATGTAGATACTGCTATTACAGGTCACGATACATTAGCTGAAGTACTTGCAGGGGGTAATACCTCAGGTGCTAATAATATTATAATGGCTGATAACCAGAAGATTTATTATGGAACTGATAGTGACGTTGAAATGTATTTTGATGGCGCTACTCAGTTTGGTATAATAAACGATACTGCTGGGGGTAGTATATTCTTAAGGTCTGATAGTTTTTTGTTTAGAAATGATACTGACCAATTTTATTCATTGAGTTCTACTACTCACACATTTAAAAGTTCAGGAACTACAAGATTAACTGTAAATTCAACTGGAATTGATGTAAATGGAAATATAGATTTAGGAGATAATAATAAAATTTTGTTAGGTGTTGATGATGATTTAGAAATATATAGTGATGGAACTGATAATTATATAACTCAAACAAGTGGTACAGATTTGATTTTTACAATAGAATCAACTGAAATGATGAGAATACAATCAGGAGGAGATATATCCATAAGTGAATCAAATCCTGGTAATGCTTCTAGGTTTTATGTAAAAGGATTTGGATATTCTACTAATGCTTGGGCGGTAGGAACTAGCACTGGTACATTTGTTGGTCAAATAACAAGCTCAGGAAGTAAATTACAAATTAAAAGTGAAGAAAATAACGATATACAAATAGGAGATGCGACATCTCTTAATATTATACATATTGATACTTCAGAAGATTCTGTTGGTATCAATACAGCTAATCCAAGTTCTTATAGTAAACACGAATTAGTAATAAATGCTCCAGATGAAGGAGGTGTTACAATAGCTAGTGCAACAGATGAAGCTGCATATTTAGCATTCGCAGACAGCACAAGTTCTCCTATAAATTATATTAGAGTTGACCACGATACAGATGCGTTTCAGTTTCATTCAAATTCTACCTTTTCATTTCAAATTATAGAAGGTGTTGAGGTGTTAGGTCTTAGTAGTACTTCTGTAGATATAAGAGACTCAACAACTATACACGACACTTTAACTGTTGATGATAATTTGACTGTTAATGGTACTATATCTACTGTTGGAGCATCTACTTTTAATTTAGGTGAAGGTATTTTTACAAAAGCAGTTAATACAAGTAATTCAATTTCAAGTTCAAATGTTTGGGGTTACGGTTTATATGAAGGTGCAAGTAGAATAGGAGAATTTAGTATGGTTAGAGATGGAAGTTCTTCTGTATATGTTGGGACTTCTTTTGCAGGTCAAAAATTAATATTAGGAACTGCTGCTAAAGTTCCTGCTTTAACAATAGATGCTTCACAAAACTCAACTTTTGCAGGTACTATACAAACAACTCAGATTACAGCCACAAATGGATTAAATTATTTAAAGAGAGATACAGATGCTTCTTTGCAATTAAGGTCAGAAAATACAAGGTCAGGTTTATTTATTACAAAACCAGCAACTGATACTGTAATGGGTTCAGCTTTAGTTTTAGCTGATGAATCATATAGATTAGGTACTGCTAATTACTATCATATGGTAATGCTACAAAATGGCAATACTTATTTTAATCAAAACGTAGGAATCGGAACGACTTCGCCTTCATCTAAATTAACTGTAGTTGATGGAAATAATACTTTTGTTAGCCAAGATGGAAATGGTTATGCGAGGTTTGCTCACGAGAATGGTTCTGTGCAGCTTGGTTTGTTTAGGACAGGACAAAATGCAGGAGGTGGTTATATTGGTGCGGATGCGAGTACTTGTTTTCACGTTAGAGATGCAAGTTTTGCAACAAAACTTTATTTAACACAAGGAGGTAATTTAGGAATTGGAACAGCATCGCCATCTGCCAAAGTACACGTTCACGCTACAAGTGGTGATGGTTTAATAAGAGTTACTGGTGATAATATTACAAATTCTGGTGGTGCTATAAAAGGATTTAATAATGGTTTAGCATTTAATGTTGCCCCTAGTGGTGGTGGAAGTGAAACAGAAGCAATAAGAATAATTGGTGGTGGAAACGTAGGAATAGGAACGACTTCGCCTACAAGTATACTACAAATAAAAAAATCTACACTACCTAGAATTACTTTAACAAAAACTGGAGTATTAGATTGGTTTATAGGTAATCCATCACAAGGAGCAAGTAATAATTTTACAATAGGTACTAATTCAGGTAGTAATGATGAAATATTAACTCTTACTAATACTGGGGACGTAGGAATTGGAACG